TGCATGGTATCTCGGCGTGATTCCGCCCCAAGCGCCACCGCCCTTCTTGACCGTCTTCTGCGTGACGGTGAAGGTCTTGTCCCTGAGGCTCGACAGCCAGCTCTTCATGCTTGACGCCATGCTCTGGGCAGTACCAGTGATGACGTTGCCGCTGGCGCTTACGCTGATGCTCTTGCTCTTGAGCTTGTCAACGGCACCCTTGGTGTTGTCGATTGCGCTCTTGGCCTTGCCATCCGTCGCGTTGCCGGTGGCCTTCGCCGTGACTGTCTTGCTCTTGCTCGCGTTGATTGAGCGGTTGGTGGCGTCAACATGAGACTTAGCCTTGCCGTCCATGGCGTTGCCCTTGACGTTTGCCGTGGCCGTCTTGTCATCCAGCGGCGTGTCGTTGTAGCTGCCTACTGCGTCCGCGCTTGCGAACATTGCGTTCTCGATGTTGCCCTGCACCTTGGCCATGCTGTCTGCGGTGTCCTTCTCGGCATCCTCGCTGCTGCCGATGAGGACGTCGAACCCGGCCTTGATGCTGCCCACGGGGTCCGTGATGAAGTCACCGATGGCCCCGAAGAAATTGAGAACCGTGTCGAACGCGCCGCGTATGGCCTCCTCCACGTCAGGTGCCACCTCGCCGATGCCGTCGAGCAGGCCGTTGATGAGGCTCTTGCCCGTGTCGAGCAGCATCTTGCCGATGTCACCGAGGCCCTTGAGCAGCCCATCCGGGAAGAAGTCGGCGAACCACTTGTGTAGCACCTCGCCCTCCTTAGACGTTCCTGTTATCAGCCCTCCCATGAAATCAGCCGCCGCCGCGAGCATCTTGGGTGCCGCATCGATGATGTAGCCGATGACTAGGCCGATGGTGTTGCCGATGTTAGACAGAATCTCAGGCCCGTGCTCCGCGATGGCCGTGACGATGTTGCCGAACGCCGTCTTCGCCGCCTCTAGGATTGAGGGGCCGTTCTCGACCAGCCAGTTCTTTGCCGTGTCGATGAGGTTGCCGATGACGCTGACCGCCGTGCTGACGAGGGTCGGGCCGTTGGACGTGACCCACTCCATGAGCGAGCCGAGCGCGTCTGCGGCCGCGCCCAGAAGCTCGGGACCATGCTCCAGTATCGCGCCGCCGATGCTCCCCAGCACGTTTCCGATGGCGCTGAGAATCTGCGGCCCGTGTGTCTGCACGAAGCTGACCGCCTCGTCCCACAGCACGGATATGTTCGCCTGAATCGTCGGCCAGTTGTTGGCTATGGAGTCACCGATGCCCTTGACGAAGTTGGCCACGGTGTCGGCCATGTCCTTGCCCGAGCCGAGGAGGTTGGTAAACCAAGAGTCGAAGCCGACGTCATTGAAGCTCATGAGGTTCGCGGCTGCGTCCCCGAGTGCGCTCCCGATGGACTGCATTGCGTTGGACACCAGCGTCGGGCCGTTCGAGACAATCCACTCAAGGCCCTGCGAGACCGCCATGCCGACCGCGTTTGCCACGTTGGTCCCGATTGTGGCGACCTCGTTCAAGACGTTTCGCAGCAGGCCACCCTTGCCGCCCTCGCCCATGATTGCGGTCGCCATGTCGGAGATTCGTGCGCCGATGTCCGCGTCGGGCTTGCCGAACTCGGTGACTAGGTTCTGCCACGCTGACTTCGTTGCCGCGATGGAACCGGTAATCGTGCCTAGTGACTCCTTAGCCGTGTTGCCAGCGAGTCCAAGGTCGGCAACGCCCTTCTCAAGCATTCCCGACACAGCCTGTTGGTACTCGGCAACGGGAACATCTGTCAGCTTCTTGTACTTGTCGGACAGGAGTCCAGCCGCCTGAGCCTGTTCTAGGAAGTCCTTGTTGGTGCCCGGTAGGATTCCCGCAAACTGGTCTGCGATTGACTGATAGCTTGACGTTGAGCGCGTAATTGCACCGAACTTGTCATTAAGCTCATTGATGTCTCGACCTGTTCCAGAGGCGTAGTCGGAGATTGCCTGCATTCCTTGCTTGGCAGTCTCGTATCCCTTCTCGTCACCCATCGTCTGCGCGAACATCGCGCCCGTCTGGTTGATTGCCGCCAGATACTCGTTGGCGGACATGTTGAGCGTCCTCCACGCGCCGTTGGCGTCGTTGAGAATCTTCGACTGGTCAATCTCATCGAATATCTTCTCGGCACCGCCAGCAAGCTGCTCGAACTGGCCGTAGGCGTCGAACGCGGCCTTGCCGAACTCGGCCACCTTCTTGACCGCCCACATGCCAGCGAGCGCCTTGGCGGCTCCCTTGGCCGCGCCCACGAGCTTGCTGATTGCGCCCTGTGAAACGTCATCGATGGTGCCGCTGGCCTCGTCCCTAGCCGTTATCCGCACTAGGAGGTTTAGTAGCTCCATCCCTTACCTCCAATCCTGCCATCGACGTGACATCCGCCGCTATCTCCTCGGCGGTCCTGTCATCGGTGGGCTCTGGGTCCATGAGGTCTCGGAAGGACACGGAATAGGTCTTGCCCTCGCCTTGCAGCCTCATTAGCTCGGTAAAGTAATAGCGGTAGCTCAGCTCAGCCACGTGTCGGTTGAGCCGAGCTACCGCATACCGGATGAACACGTCGGCCCTCTTGGGGCCTCTGTACTCGCCTATTCCGAGGTAGACGGACTCCCGCCCGTCACTATGTTCGCAGAGGCTAAAAAACCTATGAAGTCCTCGTCGTTCAGTAGCTCCATCACGTCGGCCCACAGGCTCATGAGGGTCATGCCCTCGACGTACTCCGCGCGGTCGGTGCCTCCGATGATGCAGAGCACGTCGATGAGGTCATCCTTGTGGGCCTTGATGATTTTCGGGCCTGCCTGCTGCACCCTCTTGAGAACGAAGTCCCTAGGGTCCATCCCCTTCGGCACGTTGCGGCGCTTCAGCAGCGACTTGACGTCCTTGTCGGTGGCAATCTTGCACAGCGGCGGAATCAGGTCTGCCATCACGTCGAATACGCGCTCGCCCCTAACCTCGGAAAGCCTCATTCGTCCTCCTACAACTACTCAGCCGTGCCGGTCTTGATGTAAATCTCGAACGGTGGCGTGAGGGTCTCGTCGGAGATGCTGTAGTGGCCCGTGTACTCGAACGAGAGCTGGCCCTTGGCCTTGTCCCCCGACTGGATTTGGAAGCCGCCAGTGCTGAGCGCGTTGATGAGCTTGATTGCCATGAATCCGCCCTTGGTCGCTCCGTTCTTGTCGCTGTAGTCGCCGACCCACCAGATGTCGGAGAAGTCGGTCTGAAGCAGGTCGCCGCGCGGCTTGACCTTGGTGGTGTCCTGACTGTCGATGTCTGCCGCACCGACCATCATCTTGGCCGCAGTGGTGTCGGCTGTTACGAAGGTGCCGCTCATGGTAGCCGTGAAGTAGTCAATCTTCTTCAGCTCCTTGGTGTTGTTCGGCACGTTGTCAATGTCCTCGCCGAAGTCGAGGTACTCGGGGGTCGCGCTGAAGGACACGCCGCCCGTGGTAGCGCCGAGCATGTCGGCCTGCTCATAGGACCCATCACTGGGGTCGAAGTCCTTGAGCAGGATGCCCGCGTTGAGCTGAATCTTCTCGAATGTGGCGGTCGGAACCTTGGTGAATCTCATGTTAGGTCCTTACTCGATGTAGGCTGACTCGACCGTTATGTTGAGCAGCCGTCTCTTTACCATTTCGTCCTCGCCCTCGACGGTGACCGACTGCGCCCACGGGGAACCCCTGCTGATGAGGATTGCGCCGCCGTCGCACGCGATGGGAACCTTGGCCCGCTGTGGTATCGCCTGCCCAATCTCGCGCACCTTGGCGTTCGGCTGGGCCTCGCTCTCTGTGCGGTACCACAGGTTGACCGTCATGTTGCGCTCCTCGAAGAGGTCGGGCATGACCGTCGAGTAGGTGAGGTATGGGAAGCCCTCCCACAGCGGCCCGTCCTGCTCTGGGACGGACGCCTCCGCGTAGGCTGGCATGCCGAAGCCGCTGAGGAACCTGTATATCGCGGCCTCTGGCGTCATGAGAGCTGCCACCTCTCTGCGCTGACGTGCTGCACCTGAAAGCTCGCCGAGTCAGGGGTCCTCTCGTCCCCGCCCTGTGACGTGACGCGGTACACCTGACCGTCACTGGCGCGGAACACGTCGTGGAAGTCTAGGGTGGTACCCTTCTCGGTCCAGACGGTGTAGGTGGAGGACATGCCCTCGGACTCTGCGACGCGGGCCTCGATGCTGCTGTCGTGCGCGATGGAGGCGGTGAACTCCATGCCGTCAGTCCAGCGCGTGACCCATCCGCCCTCGCCGTCGGACACCCGCGTCTTCTCCAGCAGCACGCAGGTCTCGGCACGCTCGCCCATGATTCCCGGCATAGCCATCAGTGAATCCGCCTCCATGCGTTGAGCTGGCCTGCGAACTCCGCCTGCCACCCTGAGAGGCCACCAGAGGCCGAATTTGCCCCAGAATAGTCCCTCATTGAGTAACTGTAGCCATCGAAGCTCTCGGAGCTGTACGGGCTTCCTAGGGCCTTGTTTCGACCCTCGTTGTAGGCCTGCTGCCAGTCCTCTATCTCTTCCACTACGTCGAGCAGGGCGTTGGGAATCGAGCATATGGTGATGGTGCCGTCGAAGGTCTCGTCCGCAAGGTCCTCTGCGGGATGGCGGTGCAGGCCGTCGTTGAAGAGCGAGCCTTGCACGCGGTACCAAGCCCCTTCTGGAATCGAGACGGACGCAGGGAGCGAGCCGCCCTCTACCGCGCATCCATCGACAGTTATTTCGTCATAGACGAACCAGTTGTGGATGTGGTTGAGAACCTGTTCGAGAATCCCTGCGTCCATGGCTGCTCCTACTCGGCGGTCTCGGTGACCGTGGCCACGTACAGGCTGTTGGGGTTGAACAGCACGGGCATGAACAGCGCGGATGCCTTGGTCCAGAGGATTGCGGGGTCCTTCTCGGTCCACTGGCTGATGTAGGTGTACTGGTCGCGGTTCTGCACGCCGCCATCGTAGTACGCTGCAAGGTCCACCTCTGGCGGGACGCCCCACAGGCCAGCGCCGAGGCGCATGCCGTTGGAGGTGCCGAAGAACGTCACCTTGGTGTTGGGGTAGTAGCGGTGCTGGTGAACGACGGGACGGCCATTGGCGTCCATGGTGTAGGGCGTTGAGTAGCTGAGGTCATCGGTAATGACGGTGGAGATGCCGAACTCGTCATCGAGCCATGCGCGGAGCTGCGCGTTGGTGACAAGCACGCCCTCCATGTTGACGCCGTTGATGGCCTTCTGGATGCCCGCGTTCTGGCGCATCTTGGTGAGCGTGGAACGTGCGCAAATCATGCCAGTGAGGGTCACGCCCTCGTCTGCGGCATCGTCCACAAGCTCCTGAAGCTGGGTGGCCACGTCCTTGGCCGCGCCAGCGCCGAGGTCGAGCGTCTTTGCGAGGTTGGCTGCGGGAACGCCGTAGTCCACGGTGATGTTGACGTCGTTCTCCTTGATGGTGACCTTGCCCGTGGCCAGAAGCTCGGCGCGGGCCACCTTGGCGCGGGTGATTACCTGATTGGAGAGGTCGGACGCGAAGTCCATGACAGCATCGTACAGGGCCTCCTCCTGAACGACGCCACGGCCAGTGAGCTGACGCAGAAGCTCGGTGGTGTTGCGCTTGACCTTGATGAGGCCCTTCTCAACGTTGTGCTCGTCAATCGGGGCGGGGATGGACTTCTGCGCGGGGACGTCGAAGGCGTGGAACTGAGCCATCTGCGGAATGGAGTACTGGGACGCCATCGTGTGGTAGGTGGCAACGAGGTTCGGAGTGGTCTCGTCGGTGAACAGGCCCTCCAGCGGGTCAGCGGGGCGTGCGACGAACTGGAATCCGGTCGAGAGGGTGTCCTTGGGGTTGAGCATGCCAAGGATGTGATTCTGGAAGGTAGCCATTGATTAGCCTCCTTGGCCTAGTAGGGGCGGGTGATGGTCGGGGTGGATGCGATGACGGTGATGCCAGCAAGCGCGGTCGCCGCGCCAGCGACGGTCTGGCCGCCCTCGGTTGTGTCCTCGCTCAGCGCCTCGGGAAGGCGGTCGCCGTACACGGTGCCCTCGGTGACGATGCTGCCCATCTTCGCGCCCTCGGTCACGTCGATGTCCTCAAAGAGGATGCCGACGGCGGTGCCGTCGTTGGCGGGAATCACCGCACCAGCGGGAACCACCTTACGCCCATCGTCGCGGGTCTGTACGAGGTCATGGTCTGCGGGGATGGTGTAGGACTTGCGAAGGCACGTCTCGTCGTTCGCGAGGAAGTGGCCAGCAGCCCAGCCGTAGCCCTTGTTCGGGCCGTC